AATCTGCACTGTGCCACGAGTTCCACCCGCAGTGCCCGTAGCGATCATGATGTCGCCACTGTCACCAGCAGCCGCACCTGTGTATACCCACGCTACACCACTGTCACCACTACCTGTGCCGTCACCTGTGCCGAAGCCAGCATCACCACTCAGCGTGGAGTCATTGTTCGATGACATCCACATGCCGGTGCCATCACGTGTGACATAGCCACCGCTGGCGAAACTGATGACGGATAGCGCATCCATCGTGCCGCCAGCAAGTGGCAAGTAGACACCGCCACCACCGCCTACTGCATCGTCTACATACTTCTTGGTTGCAGCCTGTAGGTTCAGTGTCGGAGCAGCATTCAGCAACACAGTGCTGGTGAATGCAGCAGCACCATTGAAGGACATTGGACCTTGCAGGATGATGTTGCCACCAGACGTGTTACCAATGCTGATGTCATTGGTGCTTCTCTGGATATACACCTTGTTGTCATTGAACAGGATGTTGCCTGTCATCGTCCCACCAGCCAATGGCAGGAACGTAGTGATGGCACCAACACCACCTGACACAGTGGCATCCACATATGCCTTGGTTGCTGCCTCTGCACTGTTGACAGGATCAGCATTCAACACCAGCGTGCCAGTCATCGTCCCACCACTGAGTGGCAGATACGGATTGGCTGGTATGGCTATGTCATCAACATACTTCTTCGTGGCAGGCTGCAAGTCACTGACAGGAGCACCTGCCAATGTCACAGCACCAGTCAACACACCACCGCTGATGGGCAGGAATGCACCAGTCGTAGCACCTGCAACTACGCCATCAACATACTGCTTCGTAGCTGAGTGCAGAGGATCATACGGATCAGCGACGAGCTTCAAGTAGCCCGTCATCACGTCACCTTCTTTGTTGACGCGACCGTTGATCTTCTCGTTTAGCTCTCTAGCAAAGAGCGTCTCACCACGATAGAACGTTGCATCCGTCATGCCAGCACATCCGAGTCCAGAACGAAGAATGGATTGTCATCTACCAATGTATCAACACCAGTTGGGAACCGCGGATCGAGCAACAACGGCTGCTGTGCCAATGCAGCAATGATGCGCTTCCTACGCTTGGCAGCCAACATCTGGAACTTGTTGACCTGAGCAGGCACAGTGCCGTCATCGACACAATACATCCATGCTGCATCATACTGTAGCAGCAGACTGTCGATATACACAGTCGTAGTGTCACTGAACGGCATCGCAGTGTCTTGCCGTGCATGGACTACAACATTGGTTGCAGAGCCAACTGGCAACACCTTGAATGGTCTGTGTGGAACTGTGTAGTCAGGCGTGACATACAGCCTGCTACCACCAGTCACAGAGAATGGGTTCAGCCCTAAGGGGAACTCTGGCAGTTGCCGGCTACTACCCGAAGGGAACACAGCACGTATGTTCTCATAGTCATCTACGAAACTGATTGGTCCCTGAATGTCAGCAGTCAGCAGACCAGTCAACTGATCGACAGGAACTGTCTGCCACACCATATACCGTGGCCACCACAGTTCATCAATCTCCATCTGGTAAGCATCTTGCACATGCTGACGAATGCGACCAGCAGAGTAAATCTGTGTCGCAACACCAGGCACCTGTGACAACTCGACTATGACATTGCTAACAATAGTCCCAACAGTTGTCCCTGCCATATCAACTCCTTATAGAAGACAGGCAGCACACTCGTGACGGAATGCACTGCCTGTCCTCATTCGACACAACGAACTCGCCGTGGGTCTACGAGGAGTTAACTAGCGTAGTGCCGAATGCCATGCAGACCACCATTGTTCGACGTGTTCACGTCATTCACCATGTCGAATGCAGCAGTGATGATGGTGGTCCCATCCGGCGTAGTAGTAGACACATACGTGCCACGCGGATCACCTGTCGTAGCAGTAGCAGGATCAGTCAGCACAGGAGCAGTCAGCGTGCCAGCTGCGGCAATCGCACCGTTCGCTGTTTCCCACTCAGCCTTGATTGCCTTATACGGCAGACCAAGACCAAGACCAGTGCCAACATTGGCAGTAGTAGCAGCAGTCACCGTGTTGATGATGAAGCTGCCCAGCGTCTTGAACGCCTTCTTGCCAAGCACAGGCGTAGCACCGTTGAACGTGAAGTTCTCAGTGATCGGCTGACCGAGATAGTCCCAGCCCTTAATCGTAGCACCACTTGCTACAATCACCAGACAACGACCATACTTGTCAGCAATCGTCACACCACTGATGTCAACAGTCGTGGCAGTGGCAATGCTCTGACCACTCAGGATAGCAGTTGCACTCGCAGCAGCCGGAGCACCGAAGTTCACACGTGTCAGGCCATTCCAGTTCACGTCACTACTATAGGCCATAGCAGGGACGTAGTTGTTGATCCGACGTGGGAAGTTCGTCGGATCTGTCATTACGTTAGCCATTACTCAATCTCTCCTTGATCCAACGTGGTGAAGCCACCAGTATGGGCACGAGGGCGATTGGCTTCCTTGCGTGCTACAATCTCCTTGGGAGTGAGATGGTAGCCATCAGGAACAATCTCTCCACTGTTCATGTCCACAACGTGTGGCCTCTCCATGACACCAATCCTACGCAACTGCTCTTCATCGTCAGCAGCAATGAAGATCGAGTGTCCCTGAGGGAAGTAGACCATATACCCGTCACTGAACTCTTCTTCGATAGCTCGCATCTTACGGGCAATGATCTGCTTGTTCTTCAACGGACCAACTTCACGAATATCCTCTTCGATATGCATGACAGTCCGCTTGAACTTGCCTGTCACCTTCTCAACTTGAAAGGCAGGCTTGAAGTCAATCGTGCCGCTCATTCGATGCTCTCATCTGTTTCAGGCTGAGGCTCGTTACCCCTATTCGCCTCAGCTTCCTCAGCAGTAATCTCTTCTTCCTCTTGTGTCTGAGATACGTGAGTTGCTCTCGGGTCAGTGCTCGGCTTCTGCGGATACACTGTCTCATCTGTGAGAGGCTCACCAGGACGCGGCGCACCAGGTTGACCACTCTGTGCAGCACGCTCTTCCTCTTCTCTACGCAGGCGGTCTTCTTCGTTCTCTTCTGAATAGCTCATGTCATCACCCTCAGTTCGTCAGCACTGCATGAGTGCGGAATGCCCGCCATAGGCACCACTGACCCTGCCACACTACGCGGCTGCCTACTGCATCCACGTTCCACGGGGCCACCAACTCTTTCACCTTCATGTTCACGCCACGCAGCATGTGGAGGCGGAGGAAGTTGTCGTTGATGAAGTATGCATAGGATACGGGACAATCCTCGTCATACATCAGTGGCACGCCATTGTGCAGACAGCCCTCGAAGCCAAGATCATACATCCGCTTGCCAGCCTTACCTTCATTCAGCGGAATGGTGAGCTTGTCTCGGACAGCCTGCCGATACATACGGTAGATGTTGCGACCGCACAGGATGACAGTTGGCTTCTCACCTTTCAGAGTAAGATCCATCATCACATCATCGAACACTTCTTCAATGTTGGTGCTGTCCATTCCTCCAGCGAACACGTAAGCAGAAGTGCGCCACTGAGGCTGAATTGCACGATTGATACCACCAAGAGTTCCTGTGGTGGGATTGGTGGGAATAAGACTCCCCAAGCCAAGCGGGTCCATACCACCACCAACAGCATACAAATACTGAGAGAACTTATCCTTGATACTCTCTTCAAGGACATTCATCTTCTCTTTCATCAGCTTGAAGATGGCTGCTGAGCCACTGTTCTCATCTTGCTCCTGGTCCGAAATGATCACAGAACCCGCTACGCGGCTGTAACCATATTCTACCGTGTCGAACTCATCTGTCTGGTTGACAGGGAGGGGGGTATAGTAGCTATATGAGGTAACGTTCGGGTTGCGCCCCACGGTGAGCGGGTTGGTGATATTGTATCCACCGTCCTCATACTCTACACGGTCATTGGCGAACACCCAGGCCATGAGCGCATTGCTCTTGATGCTGGCCATTACCAACTTGCGCCTACTCTTGGTCAACGTGCTGTGCAGAACATCTGCAACAGCGGGGACAATTGTTCCTACTGGCATTTCACACCTTTCAGTTCAGTCTGGTGCCGGACTCTTCCATTGCACTGCGGATGATGTCCGACCACGACGAATTTTCACTCATTGGGGCACCACTAGAACCTCCGTTCATGCGTGTGGCACCGCCGGTTGCTGCACTGCGCCCATTGGGCAGTGGTCGTCCAGGCTGCTGAGTTGGTGTATGCTGCTGTTGGCGCTGTTGCTGTATGTCCGCGATCTGCGGTTTCAGCGGTTGCGTCCAATCGAGGCCATTGTCGTGTGCCCAACGGATCATCTTCGTATAGGCATTGCCGAGAGAAAGGCCGGGCTGAGCCTGCAACATTTCAGCCAGCACGTCAAGGTTCGCGTTGGCGTCATCGTTCTCGGACAGGAAGTTTTGCAGGTCGGCCTCAGCCTGTTGTCTGTGCTGGGCCATCTGTGCAGCTTCTTGTTGCTGCTGAGTAAGCGGTGCAAGCTTACCATCAATCATTCGACTGATAGCATTCAGGTCCATACCCTGACTAACACCTTGCTCAAGGAATGGGATCTGGTATCCCTTGCTCTTCACTTCCTCGACCAACTTACCAAGAGTAGTCACAGGATCACGCATGAACTCAGCCATCAATTGCACAGCAATCAACTGATCCTGCGGAGCGACACCCAACTGTGCTGCTCTCTGAGCAACTTCATTCGTTGCACGCAGTTGGTTCTCGTATCCCTGCACCTTCTGTTTCAGCGCATTGTTTTCTCTACTCGCTCGCTGTCCATCCTCATATATCTTCCGTTCGATCCCACCTCTGGCTACAACTTTGCCACTGATAGGATCAACTAGGTCTCTTGTGTTGGGGTTTTCAGGATTGGCTCGCTCCAAGAGACCATCATGCCTTCTCCTGATTGGTGGTTGTTTGGCTTCGATATCTGGCTGCTGACCACCTTCAGTCTGGGTCTGCGTAGGTTGTGCAGAACTGCGTCCAACATCGCTACTTCCTTGGCTATCGCCTGCGCCACCCTGTGTATCACCACCTTGCTGTCCTCCGCTGTCATCCTGGAAGTCAGGAATGTTGTTGATTATGCTGTCTTCGGTATTCTGTGACCCACTCATGCTGCTTGACCCTTATTTGCTGCCAACATCTCTCTGAATATCTGTGCTGGTGGCACGCCTTGTGACAGTGCAGTGCCAATTGCTTTCAGAACAGGTGGTGGCAACTGTTGCAGTGCCTGAACTACCATTCCAGCCATTTGCATAGGATCACCACCACCTGCTTGCGGCGCAGCACTTGGACCACCCGGTGGCGCGGCTCCACCTTGTTGTCCTGGCGCACCACCTTGCTGAGACTGTGCCATCATCTGCACTTCCTGACTGATGGAGTCCCAATCTTCCTTACTGATGATGAAGTCATCGAATGCCTTGCCTAGCATCTTCAGGCTTATCTTCAGCGCACTGGCAGGAGCAGCCCTCACATACTGAGCCATCACCTGACCAACTTGCACAGCCTCTTGTTTCTTCTGCTGTGTAGTCAACTTCTGTGTGCTGCCACCAATGATAGTCACTGACATCTGTGAGTAGTCAGTCAATGTATCAATCGGTCGCCAGAAGGTGCTCACATCCATACCAGTCAACTGACTAGCAGTGGCAGCATCCATAAATCTCATACATAGCTGCGCTAGTTTCCAACCAATGTCCCCCAATGCATCCTCAATGGCATCCAGGCGCATATCCATACGCATGTTGCCCATTGTGGAGTAGTAGTCTATTGCTTTGTTCGTTGTGTTAGTCTTGAACTCCCCGCCACGCTCGACTTCATTCGTCTGAGCTATGCGATCAATGCTCTTATACAGATCAGTCTTATCGAACAGGTTGTTGAACGCCATACTTGGAGGCGGTATGGTGAAGATCATGTTCTTCGGATCAACACCTTCAGGAACATCTAGTGGAACAGCAGTGGCATCAGGCCCCTTGAGTATCTGGTCAACAGCTTCCTGTGTAATTCCGCTGTTCTTGTTATAGAAGATATTCCTTCTTGCCCAAAGCAGTGATCTACGACGCTCATCGTTGATCTCGTTAATCTCATCCTGCTGATCGAGATAATAGCTAACCTCTCCCTTGGCGTATACCG